TTTTGGCCAAAAAATGACCAATTGCGCACTTTCTTACCCGTTCCCGGCTGACGGCCGAAATCGACCACCACTTTGACGAAAAAGAATTCAATCAAGAGACTGAAGAGGTATTGTTGATGAACTTTTAAACGCTGGTGGTCGCTCATGAAGTCTTCATGTTCGTATTCGCGATCTGCGGTCACGACGTCTTGCATGGCCAGATTGTACTTGGTAAGAAGGCCGGTAGCACGTTCGGCGGCTAATTTAGCTTCGTGCTCATTTGAAGAATGAGCCAAAGAAAGGAGTTTTTGGATCTTTTCGATTATTTCAGCAGACGGCTTTTTCATAAATACCTCCCTATAAAACCAATATCTCATGAATCCGACTTTACGTCAAATTTTTCTTCAAATCGTCTATATTTGAGATAAGAAAAAGCCAAGTGCAAGGAATCTTTAAGAGTATTACAGGAGAACCCAATGAGATCAGGTAGCCCAAGATCGTTAAGACGTCGTAAAGCTGTACAAAATAGCGGCGTTGACGCTATCAACAATACATATTGTGAGCAAAGTGGATCACTTAGGGCTTCTAACGTAGGTCACAAATTAGAACCTTTGTTCGTTGGCGGCGTTTACACGACCAATCTAAGCACCGCTACAAACGTCGATTTGGGCGCGACTTTGGCCATTTTTAATCCCACTGGTTCAACTGGCGTAGTTACCTTTGGCGACGCTACCGTAACCCTTTTGGCAGCGGGCGCCGTCGATTCCGGTGGCAAGGGCTTTGTAGGTATTCCATTGCAACCCAATTCGTGGACATATCTAAATTCGTTTGAGCATAATTGGGTTATTACGACCGCAGGTATGTTAACTTATGCAATCAACGATGATCTTTACGCAAGTAATCAAAACTGATGAAGAATCTCGGCGAAGTTGTAAATTCTATGTTTGGCGAACAATTCTTGGAAAAATTAACCAAGAATGCCGAAATAGCCATTCATAAACCACTTGCAGCTTATGGGATTAATGGCTCTGAAATCGCTCAGAGCCTAAACGTAATTCCTCGTGCCGTTATGTCATGGCTCGTTCTTAATATCTTGCCAATGAAAGTTGGCGATTCATTGAATCGACCCTTAGATCCTATCGATCCTTTGGTTCAGTTTAATGTACAAAAAATTGACAGAGATCTCTATAACGGTACTTTGGAAAAGGGCGGCAAGGAAATTACAAGATTCAAGAATCGCACCTTGCCTGGTATCGGGCTAGTCATAATGTCGACTCTTGAGCTTTATAAGCCGGAAGATCTTCAAAATATGCCTGAACAGCCGGCGCCAGTAGCCGCAGCTTGCCAGCATTCAATTAATCATGAAATGCTCTTAAGGGATTCTGCAAAAGCTGGATTATTTTCACAACTTACGTACGAAGAAATCCTTAAACTCAGGATTAAAACTGAGATTGAACTAGCACGACTTAAAACTGAAATAGAAGCAATGCGCAATATTTCTGCGCCAGTCGTCCCAGCAGAGCCAGTAGCTCAAAAACTGCGTCGATTCCTTGAAAATAGGGATATCGAGAAGAGCGAGCGCACGTTTGAAATCATTCTCGCAAAAAGCGAAAATTCTTCTTGCGCAGATTGTGGCCAACCTATCTGCGTGAATGGAAAATTAATTGGCTGTCTCTGTCTTGGCGATCAACGTAACGATAAGATCTTCTTGAAGAAGACAGAAAAAGGCACTCAGATCAAGTTTTCAAAGTCATGGGACATAGAAAACATCGAATTGATGCTGGATATCCTGAAAAGAAGGAATAAGTAATATGTCGAAATTCGTAGTGCAAGTATACAATGAAGGTTCTGATAAGCCATCGCACACCACCAAACCTCATGGTAATCTGGAATCAGCTATGGCTGAAGCTAAGCAAAAAGGCGCTGGAATGGTCGCTAGTGGCAACGATTCCAAAAAAGCGACTATGAAAAAGGGCGCCAATCCGCCTAAGCCGGCCTTTGATAAAGGCGTGCAAAAACCTTTTGCTCCAGGCCCTGATGCGGCTGGCGTTTCAAGTCAAGGATACACCGTTCGCGGCGGAATGGCAACGGTCTCTCCAGAAGGAAATCAAGGTCAAAAATTTCGTCAACCGCAAGGTGGGTCTAAATATGATCGTGGACTTGCTAAGGAAAAAGCTAAAAAAACACTCCAAGACCTAAAAGCCCTCCCCAAACCCAACCTAACAAAAGATGATCCGGACGAAGAGACCGAAGATCAAAACTTAGGTGGCGATGAGGCTGGTACCGAAGAATTCCGCCCGGACACCTCGGCTAAAACTAAACTCGCAGCACCAGAAGCGGGTGAAGAAGACGCCGATACCCAGTCTGGTGAAGCCAATATCGATACGGCTGACGGCGATGCCGATCCAGAAATTCGAGACGAAGAAACAGGTGACGGGGAACTAGGCGGCGACGACGGTCTCCCGACAGATCAAGATCCCAACCAAGAAACCGGCGAGCAATCCGTTCCGTCAGAAGAACAGGAACCCGGCGAAGGCGAAGCACAAGTTCCTGGCGACGACGGCAATATTGGAGACCAAGAACCTCAGGACGATGAGATGCCTACTGATGGGGAAGTCGCGCCGGCAAAAGATGGGGAAGTCCCTTCTGATGATCAACTCCCAGATGTCGATGGACAAGAACAACAAGGCGCTGGTGGAATGTGCTATATTGCCGGCGACGGCGATTCCATCGGACAACAAGTCGGACAGTCGGTTCTAGCTGACGATGTTGAAGCACTGCATCAAGTTAGCCAGAAGATCAATGAAGGCCAGAATATGGTCATGGACTGGGCCGAACAAAACGGCGGCCGAGTCATCTCAGCCGGTGGCGACGAGTTCGTCCTCGAGATGCCACAAGGATGCGATCCTCGGGCATTGGAAGAGCTTCGTCAAAATTATCAACAGATTGTCGGCGCTACTCTAACGCTCGGCGCTGGTAATTCTATGTCAGAAGCTGGCAAAGCTTTAATTGCCGGTAAGCTTCGCGGCAAAGACCAAGTCGTACAATTCGATCCGTCGATTGAGGACGAATTGTTCAGTACTCATCAAGATGCTGGCCACGATCCAGATTCAGAAGCGGATAAACAGGATGAACATTATCTTGGGTCGATGTACGGCCAAGGACAGCCAGATCCAACCCAACAAACAGACGAACATGGAATGTCTCCAGCGCCGCATGAAGCCGATGATGACGCCGGATTCTTTCATGGCGCTGATGACGGGCAAATGTCCGGCCAAGGCTCTGCCGTAGATACAAACGCAGGAGAGATCGATCCAGATAATAAAATCGATCCAGACCAAGCGATAGACGCCGTAACTCAAGGTGCTGAACAAGTTGGTTCTGGTAAACCTGAAAGTGAAATGGACGAAGCTGAAGGCGACGACGGCGGCGATCCAGATATGGCCGACGTATTTAATGATCAGGTTGACCGCGCTTCAGGGAATAATCTAAAATCAAAGCTTGGTGAAATCCTGCAAGCGTATCGCGATGACCAATCATTCTTGGAAAATGCACAACAGCAGAATCCAGAATTATATCGTGAGGCGATGTCCTTGTTACAACAAATGATCAAAGTCGCTCGGATGTTAAAGCCGCAAGGTCAGCCCCAGGGACAACAGACTGAACAGCCTTCACCGCCACCGGAAGACGGCAAGCCAGCGCCACAGGCAGCAGCGGCAGCCGGAATTGGAAGCAATCAAGGCCCAAAGTAAAAGGGTCGCCGGGTAAACTGCCGAAACCGAACGACCACGTGCCACGACGGCCAGAACCGGTTGGAACCATTGATCCGCAAGGTCAAATGGTCGTCGCTGATCAAACGACTGGTCAAAAACGGAAAATTAACGTTTTAAATGGCGTAAAATTACGAGCGGACGGTACACCGTATTAGGAGAGGTTATGACTTTTTATTTGGCAAGTTTTGGGACTGCCGTATTGATGATGTTTTCCTTTTGTTTATCCATTCGTTTAGAACATGCGAGAAATAGAAAAAAGATTGAAAATCAATGTTTTAAGATCTGTTCTAGCGAAAGCGTTAAATGTACGTGTAAGGACAAATAATGGCTGGACCAGGTACCTTTAAGCTTGAAATTAATGCAGAAGAAATGGCCTCGGCATTTGGTGAGTTAGCCCAAGACGTTGAAACGGCGTTAAATGACGCCGTCCGCCTAGCCTCTAGCATGACTTATGCAAAAGCGAGCGAGATGGCTGCAGAAAAACTACAATCCCGTCGTAAAATCTTTCAAGACGCTCTTTCATATGAACAAGCGGCACCAGGCATTTGGGTAGTCAGTCTAGCAGAATCAGCACTTTGGATCGAAGATGGTCTAAGCGCTCATAGTATGATAGATGACCTTTTAAGGCATAATCCAAAAGTGAGCAAAGACGGCAATCGTTATAAAGCTATACCTTTTGAACATTCTAAACCAGAAAGCCAACAATCAACAAAAGCTCAAGAAATCACTAAGTTAGTGAAGCAAGAATTAAAACGCAGGAGAGAACCTCTCAAAAAAATCGCAATGAATCCAGACGGAACCCCTAAGCTTGGCCGCGTATTTCATGAAAATATAGCTAGTCCATTCCCCTCTCCTAAAGCTTCTCATCCGGTACTTCACGGTCTTTCCATATATCAACGAAAAGGTTCTAACGGTAAAGTACAAAGAGACGTCCTCACTGTTAGGATCGTTTCAGATAAACAAAAAGCAGAAGGTAAATGGTATCATCCAGGGCTCGAGGCCGTCAAAATCATTGATCAAGTTTTTGAGTGGATTTCTGCAGAATTCGACAACAAAATATTGCCGGAAGTAATGTCTAAATTCGACCAAAATAATACTACTTAATCTTCCCGCCAATCTTTGTCTTATGTCTATTCTTCAGTCAGACCTTCTTATTCGCGTTGCTATTACATCTTTTCTTGATGAAATTCGCGCAAATACTTGGCTAATCCAAGACGCTTTGTCCGATTTGATCACAGACCCTTTGCTTAATGAAGTCTATGGACAAAAAGAAATCAATAATGCCATCGAGTGGTTTCAAAATAACAAAATACATGTTTCCATGAAACTTCGTCGCGACACACACAGCTTCCCCTGCGTCACCATCGCCCTAGGTTCTAGTTCGGAAAACGATTCTGAAGCTACGTTAGCAGATCAATCTACTGAATCAGAATTCCTTTCCCAAGAAGACATCGAAAAACCGATCCCTTATATTATTCCACCGTTCCCTGCTGAATACGTTTCGGGCGTACTTATTCCGCCGCCTACTACCGATCTTAGCAATATTCAAGCTGGGATGCTTATCGTAGATCCAAAAACCGGCAAAGCTTATTCAATTTCTGGATTGAGCGGCGCCGGAATCATGATCGAAGGTTCACCAGTTTTAACCGCTTCTGAATACGGTGTGATACCTCATTATCGTTATTGGAAAGCCCGTCGCGAGCGCGCCCGATTTAGAGAAACGTACAGTATTGGGTGTCACGTTGCGGGCGAGAGTGCCCCAATTTTATGGCTACACACTATGGTTTTGTATGGCCTTTTACGGTATCGTGAGACTCTTTTAGAACGTCGAGGATTCGACAATTCAAGCGTTAGTAGTTCGGACATGATTAGAAACGACGCCTTCCAAATGCCGGAAGACGTCACATCTAGATTTATTACAGTTACTGGTACAGCGGAAAATACCTGGCTTAAATCACCGAAGCGTACTATAGAAAAAGTTAAAGAAATTCCAGTACTTGAATCAAATTTAACAACTTCTCCTATCGTCAACTCAGACAAGACCGATCCATGGACGACTGTTGCACCTCAATCTGAAAAACCAAAGAAAACAAAAATCATCAGAAAGTTTCATCAAAAATGAAAAAAACCGAATTTACACCAGCAGAAGTAGTCGAAGTTTTAGCCAAAGCCCTTCATCGATGTATTGCTTCAGCTGATGAGAGAATGAAAAATATTTTAGCCCAACTCGAAGACGGCGACTCCAAACCCCACAATAGTCCAGATGACGTGCCTGAAACAGCAGAGCCAGTATTATACAAAAGTAAAGTTCAAGACTTTGTAAATAAGCGAAAAAACACACAAAAATGACTATTTCATACCGCTTAGCGAATCTTTGGGTGTAGGAGAACTTCGGCATGGCTAAATCGTTCAAAACAGTCATTAAACATCCAATGCATGGTGAATTGCACGTCTATGGCCAAATCAGTCCTAAAGACGGTGTAAAAATCACGCACTATGGTCATGGTGGTGAAATTGTGCCGGCCGAAGAAGCGCATGGAAGTCACGAAGGTGGCATTAGCGAAGAACACCAAAAACACATCAAAGAGCATGCAACTAAAATGGGTCCTGGTGACCATTCGGCTTCACCCGCTCATGACATTGAAAAATGCATGAAATCCGAAGGTGGATGCAAAGCCGAAGCTTCAGATATGCCTAAAGATCTTAACAAAGAGCCCGGCCATAGTCTTGAAAAGAAATATGAAGGTTTTGAAGCAGTTAAGGAATCGGCTAAAGAGAGCGGTGCTAGAGATCCGGGCGCCGTGGCCGCCGCAATCGGTCGTAAGAAATATGGTAAGAAAGCCTTTCAGGAAGCTGCAGCAGCAGGAAAAAAAATGCATAAATCAGAATATGAGCCACAAGAAGTCGCTTTAGCCTTAGCTGATAAACTAACGGAATTAGTTGAGGATCTGGAAAAAGCTGAAGGTGGATCAAAATATAGCCAACGGAAAACGGCTGTGGAAATTAAAGGGGTTCATAGTTCTGGCGGTTTTACTGGTTTAGAAGAAAAAGGCCAATCGCAAGCAGGGCGTAATATCGAGCGCGCTACAGAAAAAGACACTCCAGAACATATGAAAAGTTTTTACCACGGACGCGGCAAACAGATGCACGAAGATAAGCTTGCCGAACTCAAGGCAATGCCCAAACCCAAGCTGACCAAATCTGCCCAATCTGGTATGCATACGGTCGAATATATCAAAAAAGCTGAAAATCCAGACAAAGAAGCTGATGCCGAACTAGGCGAAAAAGTCGAAAAAGACGTTGAAGAGCATATGCTTGAGAATAAAGCCGCTGAGAAAAAAGAAGGCCACAAGATCTTTAAGACAGAATCCAAAGACGTCCCATTAACCAATAAAGGCCGCGATCCCTGGGATAATGGAAAAATCGAACCCGTCGTAGACCAATCCCTTAAGGACGCCGCTGGCACGCAGAAAATTGATGAACCTAAGATTACCGGTAATTTTAACGACGAATGCGAAGACGGTAACAAAAAGCAAATGGAAAATGACGGGAAATATAACAAGGGCAAGAAGCTCAAAAAATTCCTAGATTCAAGGAAGAAATGATGACAGAAATTAAAGAAAAAAAGAAAAAGATGAATCGTGACGAGCAGATAGAAGACATTCGCATGACTTTAGAAGAAGCTCGCGTTATTAGACTTCAAAAACAAACTGAAGCTAATAAGAAAAATCCTAACGCAAACCAGGAATCTGAGCTTAAACGCCGGCAGGCTTTTCAAGAATTTTGGGCCATGTCTAGGCGTGCATATGGCCGTCCCGAGAAAGAAATTGAAGACATTCTCTGGGCTCATCTAAAGGCTATAAAACACGACAATCCAGAAAAATTTGATGCCGGCATCAAGCATTTTGGACTCAAGAAAATCAACACCAAAAGATCAACGAATCTTTGATAGGTAGGGAGACTTAAAATGGCTTTACTTCTGTCAACATCATATGTCCAAACTAATGTTCCTGGAGGTTATAACCAGGTTACGGTCCAGTCTTCTCCTGTAGGGACATCTTCTTCTGGAATCATTCTCCTTATCGGTGAAGCTGATGGCGGCCCGAGCTACAGCCAAGACGCCACAACTTTAACCAATAACTTCTTTGGTCCTTCGGATTTCCCGAAAGTTCAAGCAAAGTATGTATCTGGTAATATCGTAGAAATGATGCGCGGCATCAGCGCTCCTGCAAATGATCCAGATCTTCCGGGTTCGGCTAATCAAATCCTTATCGCAAAAACGAATTCTGGCACGCAAGCTCAAGCTACTATCGACACAAACTATGGCACTCTTAAAGATAAAAACTGGGGTTTGCCGGGTAATAAATACTCGTACAAAATTATCGCGGTTCAACCCGAAGTTGCTCCGACGATTACTGGCGACGCCATCACGTCTTTTGCCAGCATCAATGCCGGCCTTTCGTTCCACGTCAATTTAAACGGCGTTTTGTCAGCCGTCACTTTACCCGCTGGAACTTATACGACTGCAGCACAAGTCGCCGCTGCTCTTGTAGGTCTTCCGGCCAATGTCACGGCCACAGGTACGGCTACAGCGCCTTACCAATTAACTTTGACTATTAATCCGGATGCAGCCGCCAATCGCCAAGGATACGGCAAGGCTCTTGAATTGTATGATGGCGGTAATGGCGACCTTGTAGATCTTGGTCTGTCAGCTAGCCTTCAAGTATCTTCAGAAGAACCGGAAGTTGAACTGAACGTAGTTCGCCCGGATATCAACGCAAACGAACTCGATACTGCTACGGCAAGCGTCGCTTTGACAGTTGGCTATCAAGGAACTTCGGCTACCCTTACCATCAATGCGACCACTTTATCTACCACGGTTGTCGGTGGATCCGGCTCTAGTTTCTCGGTACTTCTTAGCACCGTTCCGACCATGCAAGGATTGGCAAACTTCATCAACTCTCAACCTGGCTATACTGCAGCAGTTATTGGATCTACACAATTGGCGACTACAGCGCTGGATAAAGTTACGGCTATTGGGATCTGTTCAAGCGGCACTGGCGTGATGCCCGGTCGCATTAAGATCGCAGCCTACAATTGGCAACAAGCAGTCGCTACTAGCCGATATGTACAATTCGCTCCTACTGCTCTTTTAGGCTTGCCCACGGCAATGACTGGTGGATACGCTTATCTGACCGGTGGAACAAAAGGCGGAACGGCTTCTGCTGATGTGTTGAACTGTTTGATTAATGCACAAGGTGTTAGCTGTAATTTTGTGAATCCGTTGTTTGCTCAAGACGCAAGCTTGGATATTACGGCCGGACTTACTGATTCGTCATCTACGTACACAATTGCGTCTATTCACGCAGCAACAAAATCTCACGTTTTGTTGATGAGCCAAATCGAAATGAAGCGCAATCGTGAAGCAATGCTTGCTTACGAAGGTACTTCGCTTTCTTATGCGTTGACCAAGAATGTTTCGGGTACGTTAGCGACGTATCGCGCTTGCTTGTGTTTCCAAGATTGTGTAAATACGTCAGCTAGTGGCACTACTCAGTTCCAAGCTTGGTATGCGGCAGGTATCGCTAGCGCCATGCAGTCTGCTGGATTCTATAAGTCGATCGTCAAAAAAGGTGCGAACGTAATTTCGTTCGTGGATCCAGACGATTTCGATAGTGGAGATCCTAGCGATGTTTCTGACGCCTTGAATGCTGGCCTCTTGTTCCTTGAAAATTCGAAAAAAGGTCCACGCTGGGTAAGCGATCAGACGACTTATGGATTCGACACCAACTTTGTTTATAACAGTTTACAAACAACATATATTGCCGACATTATCGATTTGACATTTACTCAAGATGCTGAAAATGCATTTGTTGGTAAGTCTCTTGCTGATATCGATCTTGGAGTTGTTGCAAGCTTTGTCACAAATGAGGCTGATCAATTTAAAAAATTGAAGCTGATCACTTCGAGCGACGACGCTCCGCTGGGATACAAGAACGTGACTTTGTCAGAGGCTGGCCCCGTTCTTAGTATCGCCGTAGAATTCAAGCCATCAAGCTCGATTTACTTCGTCGGCATTCAAACTAACTTGTCGCAAGTAGTGCGCAACAGCTAAGGGGATAATCTATGGCAATACCAAAAACGTTAGTCGGAGCGCGTTGTAAAATTTATGCACAATACACATCTGCCGGTCCAGCTACGCTTATCGGCGTATTTGATAACATAAGCTATTCGGCGAATATTAGCACTGAAGTGATTCACACGCTTGGTCGCTATGGAACGCAGGAGATAGTAGTTACGGCAGCTGAAGCGATTTCTGTGGATTGCAGCGGTTTCCGAGTTGTTGGCAATGGCGGCTTTATGTCAACCGACGCCCAAGGAAATGAGACTTCTCTTAATGGTGGGGTACCAACACTTCAGGAACTTCTGAACTTGGATACCATCACTCTGACAATGGTCGATCGCCAAACTGGAGACAATATTTTTTCCGTAATTGGGTGTATCGCAACGCGTTACAGCGGTACTCTAAACGCAAAAGCGACTGGAAAAATTTCCATTTCTTACCTTGGCACCGCTATCAGCGAAGACAACAATGATCAAGCTGAAGTTGGGGCTACAAGCTATCCTAGCTAATCCTTACATTGAATTTGCACACTAAAGCCGAGAAAACTCGGCTTTTTCTTGCTCAAAACTAAATCGAACTGTTGCAAATTTTGCATTTGATGATATATTAAGATATGGGTCAAAAGAAAAAGCGTGTCCAATGGAGCTTAGAACTTCTTCAAGAAGAAGCCCTAAAATATACAAGCAGGATGGACTTTCAAAAACGTAGTCCTAGTGCTTATATGACGGCACTTAAACGAAAAATTCTGAACGATATTTGTAAACATATGAAATTTCAACGTATTTACTGGAATTTAGACAGCCTTAAAGCCGAAAGTTTGAAATACAAAAACAAGGCAGATTTTGAAAAAAATAGTAATAGTGCTTATCAAGCCGCCCACAATCATAAAGTGTTGGATTTGATCTGTCAACACATGGAACCACAAAGAATTTCGTGGACCGGTGAAGCTTTGCGAGAAGAGGCTTTGAAATACGCTTATAGAGCAGAATTTCAACAAAATAGTTCTGGCGCATACCAAACTGCGCGGAACAGGAATATTTTGGATAAAATTTGCCAACATATGGAAGCAAAAAGCGTTGATTGGACTGTCACAAAATTACAAGAAGAAGCTTTGAAATACGCTTACAGAGCAGAATTTCAACAAAATAGTTCTGGCGCATATCAGTTTGCATACAGAAACAATTTTTTAGATCAAATATGCCAACATATGAAGCCTAATCCTAATGAATCTTGTGATGAAAGATCTCTGATTAAATACGTCCAATCCCTGTATCCCAAAGCCCAAAAACTCAGAGACCGTAAAGTCGCGATTGATGACAAACCTCAAATCAAGGGTTTTGATATCGACATTTACATTCCAGAACTTCGTAAAGGGATCGAATTCGATGGCGACTATTGGCATTCAGTTTCTGGGCTTAAACGCGGTCGCTCGAATTGGCCCGAAGAAGACCTCGAGAAGTATCATCAAATTAAAGACCGGCACTTCTTGTCTAAAGGTATAGAAATACTACATATTAATGAAAAAGAATGGCTAGAAGATCACGACAAATGCCTCCATAAAATAAACGACTTTCTAAAACAAAAATAAATAGCTTTATCACAGATAACCCAATCTTTATCTTGCGGAATGGCAACGGAGTCATTCTAAGAGGGTTCTAAATTGGCGCTACAACAAGACTGGGCAGAAGTCCCTGCCGTCCCATTTACGCTAGGTCCATTACAGGGCCAAATCATCGTAAGCCCAAATACGCCCAATCTGTACCGCGTAAAAATGAAAGCCACCCTTTCTAGCTCTTTGATGCCAGATGCCCATTTCTTTATCAATCGCGTCGTTGGAACCTCTATCTTTCTTGGTTACGTTTCGGGCGGTATTCAAAGTCGCGCCAATCTCTCTGCTTATGCTTCAGGTACGGTGACAATTCATATTGCAGAACAGCCTAAGCGTCTATTAGACGATGGCGCTATCGACCAATATACGTACGAACAGGATCCAGTAAACGCCCGTAGAGTGGTTCCAGTGGACGATCAGGGCAATATCATGGGGACTCCTGGAAATCCCATGACCGTCGATGCTGAAGTCATCGTAGACAATCTTCAGCTTTTTAATAAACCGTACGATACAGGGGCTACTACTTATCCGTCTTCTACCCAGGAAGTATACACGACGTATGTCGGCGGCTTAACGGGTACACCAGTTCAACAAGTTACAATAAACTATACAGACGCTACCAAAAACAATCTCTTAAACTGGCAGCGAGCTAATTGGAATGGCTCTTCTTGGGTGGTAGGATAATGAAAAAAGGGAATAAAATTTAACATGTTTCGCTTTAATGTCTTCACTGGTACTTTGGATTTAGTTGGTGCTTCTGGTGGAGGTTCCAGCGGAGTGAACGGTATCGCTCCGACTACGCCTGGCGCAATCGCTACATGGGTAGACACTGGAGCAACTACAATTCAAAATACGCAGACCAATGTACAGGCTAGTGGAGCAATTGAGGCTCAAGGATACATAACGAGACAGGATATTACTGGAACAGTTGCAGTCAACCAGGATGAATGTTGGATAGCTCCTGCTCTAAATTTAACGTTAACTGGAGCGATAGATTTAACTGGAGGCGGCTCTCTCGCGATCGTAACTTGAGGAATATATGGCGATACCAAATGGCACAATAGGTCTACCACAGCTGAGCGCAAAACCATCACCGCCAGTTTCCGGGGCGGTAATAGTATATACGCGCACTGACGGTGTCTTATACCTTCAAGATTCGACCGGTACAGAGTTTGTTTTTGGATCTGTTGATTTTATATCGTCTTTGACCGGTGACGTCACAGCAGTGGGTCCTGGTGCTGCTGCAGCAACAGTTGCTTATATTGGTGGGCAAACAGCGACTGCAGTTGCTTATGCTGCTTCACAGGTGGCTGCAGCCACAAATCTTAATACTCCATCAACTCTAGTGTTGCGAGATTCATCTGGTAATTTTGCCGCCAATATTATCACTGCAAATCTTAATGGGAATGCCAACACTGCTACAACTGCGACAAACTTCTCTGGATCTCTATTAGGGGATGTGACCGGGACTCAAACTGCTACTACCGTTGCGAAGATTCAAGGGGTTGCTGTTAACCCAACTACCCCCATTGACGCTCAATTCTTAATATATAACAGTACAGCGTTGCAATGGGTCGCAAAATCATTAAGTGGCGATATTTTAAATACGGACCTTGGCGTTGTAACTATTCAATCAAATGTGGTGTCTAACTCCAAATTGACACAGATGGATGCTTATACAGTCAAAGCAAATGCGACAGGATTAACCGCAAATGCGTCTGATGTAAATCTTGGAACTGTTACAGAGTCTACTTCTTCTGTGCTTGTGCTTAGTGGATGGAGTTATGCTACTCTTGGATCACCTACTATTCAAGTGCTACAAGCTGGATCTTCACAGTCTGGATACTTATCTTCTTCTGATTGGACAAACTTTAATAGCACATATTCTCATGCGATTACTGCTTTAACCGGTGATGGAACCGCTATTGGTCCTGGATCAGCAGCGTTTACTTTAGCGACCGTAAATTCTAATACCGGCAATTTTGGAAATCAAACTACTGTAGCTTCATTTACTGTGAATGCTAAAGGATTAATTACTGCAGCGTCAAACGTCACGATTGGAAATTTAACAAATTCGAATTTAAGCGGCTCTGCTGGCATTACTGGCGCAAATATGGCGTCCAGCACTATTGCTAATACTAACTTAGCTCAGATGCCAGCAAATACAGTAAAAGCCAACGTAACCGGTATTTCTGCTAATCCTATTGACACAGCATTAGGCACTCTTACCGAAGTAACGTCCTCTATCCTCACTCTCACCGGTTGGACAGATGCCACTATAGGTTCTCCAACCATTCAAGTTTCTCAAGCTACTACTTCAACTTCTGGGTATCTGTCTTTAACTGATTGGAACACATTTAATAATAAGCAACCTGCTGGCAACTATATTACTGCTTTAACCAACGACGTAACAGCTACTGGACCTGGATCAGCAGCAGCTACCGTAGTTGCAATTCAGGGATATTCGGTCTCTAATATCGCTCCGACTGATGCCCAATTGTTGATTTATAATGGTGTCTCTAACAAATGGATATCAGAATCTTTAAGCGGCGATATTGCGTTAACTAATGCCGGTGCGACAACTATCCAATCAAATGTCGTAAGTAATTCTAAATTGGCTCAGATGCCAGCAAATACAGTGAAGGCCAATATAACTGGCTCAACCGCTAATGCTTCTGATGTAGGTTTAGGTACTGTTACTGAAGCCGTAAGCTCTATCCTCACTCTTACTGGTTGGACAGACGCTACTATAGGTTCTCCAACTATTAAAGTTTCTCAAGCTACTACTTCAACTTCTGGTTATCTATCTTCAACTGACTGGAATACATTTAATAATAAGCAACCTGCTGGCAACTATATTACTGCATTAACTGGCGATGGAACAGCCACTGGACCTGGATCAGCAGTATTTACTTTAGCAACCGTTAACTCCAATATAGGAACCTTTGGGTCGTCAACGGCTATTCCTTCGTTTACCGTGAATGCTAAAGGATTAATTACTGCTGTCACAACTGACGTTGTTGTGGCTCCTGCCGGTACACTCACTGGCACCACTCTAGCATCAAATGTTGTAAATTCCTCGCTGACTTCTGTTGGAACGATTGTTTCAGGTGTTTGGAATGCTGGCGCAATAACTACTACATCGTTGACAGACACTAGTTTGACTGCAGGCAGCGTTGTGTTCATCGGTGCAAGTGGGCTTCTTACTCAGGATAACGCAAATTTTTTCTGGAATGATTCCTCTGTTGCCTTAGGGATCGGCGCAATTCCTCAATCTACTTCTACAATCACTACAACTAATATTTCAGGTGCAGCCAAACCGATATGGTCATTTGGTTATGGAGTTGGATCATCTACTGGATTAAGAGGTGATTTTGCTCGTGGAACTGTTTCTTTACCTACTGCAGCTCAATCTGGAGATGTGCTTAATTTCTTTAGTGGTCGCGGTTATGGAACTTCTCAGTTTGCAGTCTCTTCAACCGGCTCTATGAGCATCTATGCCGGTGAAACTTTTACAAACACCAGTAATGCTACATACCTCGCATTTAAAACAACGCCCACTGGATCGGTGACAAGCGCAGAGAGAATGCGCATCAATTCAACCGGCAACATCCTGATGGATGCGATCACGGATAATGGCACCGATACTCTACAGATAGGTAGTGGTTTGATTTCCGGATATACTAAGCTAGCTGGATCTACCTCTGGGTATCTACAACATACTATTCCGGCCATTGTGACTACGTACATTTTGACTTGGCCTAGTGCTCAAGGTGCCGCAGGAACGTTTTTATGCAATATAGATGGAGCAGGAACTCTTGGATGGAGCAATCCTGTAACTAACATTGATGGTGGAAGTCCTTCATCTGTTTATACTCCAGCTCAGTATATTTCTGGAGGAACGCCATAAGGAAATTTTATGCCAGCTAATACAATTTTTCAATTAAGAAATGGAACTGCGGCCCAATGGAGCACAAATAATCCTATCCTCGCAATGGGCGAAGAAGGTTATGAGAGTGATACAGGGAAGATGAAGATCGGTAACGGTACTTCTGCGTGGTCTTCCTTATCTTATGGCGGACCGACCGGTCCGTCAACAACTCAAGTTCTCGAGAGTTATGGCGATGGATCTGATGGTACAGTTACGATCAGTTCAGGTACTACAACCCTAAATAGAGATATGTTTTATACCAATCTTACGCTCAGTGGTACGGGTATTTTAAATACTAATGGTTGGCGCGTATTTGTATCTAATACTCTTAATATTACGAACGCTCAAGCCGGAGCGATTCAATGGAATGGTAATAACGGCGGAACTTCTGCAACTACTGCTGCAGGTGCTGCTGCAGCGGCATTAGGAAGCAATACGATTGGTGGCGGTGGAAGCGGTGGTGCCGGTAAAGCTGGTGCAACCGGTTCACCGGCTGCGGCCGGTAACGGCGGCACATTAGCTGCTGGTAACGGTGGAACTGGTGGAACTGGTGGAACTGGTGGAACTGGATCGGGTGGAACTGGAGGAAATGCGGGTACCCCTGGCTCTATCACTGCCTCTTTGCCGATTCGTAGGTGGGAAACAGATCTTCTTCTTGGTGTGACTCAAATTCAAGGCGGTGCTGGAGCTTCTGGCGGAGGCGGCGGAAGCGGAAATGGAACTAATGCTGGCGGTGGAGGCGGAGGCGGCGGATCTGGAGCTGGAGTTGTTGCTATCTACGCAAATACTATCAATAGAGGAGCTAGCACGGCAGTAAATTGTATTCAATGTAACGGCGGGAATGGCGGGACTGGCGGCACTCCAACTACTGGTACTAATAACGGAGGTGGAGCTGGCGGAGGTGGAGCTGGCGGAGGTTGGATATTCATTCTATATAATACGCTTACAGGGACAATTGGAACCAACATTCTTCAAGCTTCTGGTGGTAATGGTGGAAACAGCGGGAATGGAAGCGGAACTGGGACTGGCGGGACTGGCGGGACTGGCGGCTCAGGCGGCCGAATTATAACTTTACAAGTTACTACTTCGACTGGAACCATGTCTTTTGGAAGTGCTGGCACTACTGGATCGGGACCAACCGGAAATACTGGTGGATCTGGCGGAGCAGGTAATAACGTACAGGTAAGCTTGTAATGGCATATCAAATCGAATGGCGCAATGGTACTGCAGCCCAATGGACATCGGTTAATCCAACTCTAGCATTGGGAGAGAAAGGTGTCGAAATAGATACTGGTCAATTCAAAATTGGCACGGGCACTACTGCGTGGAACTCTTTAGCTTATAAAGGTACAACTGGTCCGACACAAACTTATTCATTTAGAAGTTTTGGTGATGGTTCAGACGGAAATGTTACAATCAGTTCTGGTACCACAAGTTTATCTCGTGATATGTACTATAATAATCTAATCTTGAATGGCACCGGGACCTTAAATACCAATGGTTGGCGGATATTCGTCAAAGGATATCTTGATATCACGGCGGCACAAGTAGGCGCAATCCAGTGGAACGGAAACGCTGGCGGAAATGCCTTGGCCTCAACCGGTGGCTCTATCGGCGCTGCGCAATCCGGCGGTACAGTAGCTGCGATCAACGAAGGTGGTGCCGGTGGTAGCGGTACTACTGGCAATGGTGGCGGTGGAAGCGCGGCCCCAAATAATGGTAATCAAAACGGCGGTATCGGTGGAGCTAGTAATGCTGCTGGAGCAGGAAGTTCCGGAAGTACTGGTGCCGCTGCGGGAGCTAGATCGCCGGCAATTAATAATCCATTTAGTCGCTTTGAAACGACTTTTATTTATGGCGTTACTTTAATTTCTGGAGGTCCAGGTGGAGGAGGTGGGCCAGCTGGTGGAGGAGATGGAACGAATTCCGGTGGAGGAGGCGGAGCTGGCGGAAATGGCGGTGGATTAGTCGCACTTTATATAAACTCTATAGTAAAAAGTTCATCTACACTCGCCGGAACCATTCAAGCTAACGGTGGTAACGGTGGTAACGGTGGTAACGGAACCGCAGGAAATACTGGTGGAGGATCTGGCGGTGGAGGCGGAGGCGGCGGCTGGGTCTATATATCTTACAATTACATCTTTGGTCCAACAATCACGGGACTCATTCAGGCTAATGGTGGTAACGGCGGGAATGGCGGTAACGGAAACGGGACCGGAATCGGTGGGTCTGGCGGTAACGCTGGTACCGGTGGAAGAGTAAACATTTTCAATGTACCAAATAACACCTCGGTAAACTTGATTGGCGGAGTAGATAATACGACATTAAGTTCAGAGCTTAATGGAACAACGCCTACTGCCAATACTGCCAGCGTAACAACACCAGGTGGTAATGGCGGATTCAACGGAACTTTAGAAGTATCTTTATAAGGAGACATTATGAAATTAACAGTAGCATGTCAAATTTGTGGTCAAATTTTAGCAGTTGTCACGAAACCACAAGTTACTCAAGACGATATCAACGAGTATGAAGAAAACTGCTCCTGTGACACTGTAACTAATGGTGTCGAAGATAGTCAACAAAATATTCAAGCTATGGTTACGGCGGAATAATGCCTGTATATCCGACGTACAATCCAAATATTCCGCAGGTAGAGATGCAGGAAGCTGCACAGCTGGTGATGGCTGCTCAACAGGCATTTAATGTACTTGTTGTCGCTGTTGCTGCAGAGAATATCATCATGGGTATCACTGCGTCTGGAAAGACAAAGCTCATTGCTGAGGCTTTACAACCGGTGGTGTACTATGGGACCAGTGGATCACTGTGGGAAGCCTACAATGCTCTAGAGCAAGTGCAAATTACTCCTGAGATGGCTCCTTTTCTTACTGTTGCGCGGCTTAATTGGATGAAGAATCAACTTCTACAAGCCATATCAGAACTATAATGAAGCAAATTAGCATAGTATTTTCAAAGCGAACTAACTTCAATCTCTTCTCTAGTCTCATCATGTTAGGTCTACAGACACCCTTCTCACATTGCTCCATCAAGATGACAGATGGAGATACTGGACAAGCTGTATATTATCAAGCTTCTGGTCTATCCGTCAATTGTGTTCCAGAAGCCCAGTTTTTGTCTTTGGAAACCATTATCAGTCAAAAAGACGTGACGGTAAGCGATAAAGTCTTTGCTGCCGGGAAAACGTTTGCAATAAATCAACTTGGAAAACCATACGACATTGCGGCCATCTTTGGTTTTGCTCTTCAAATCGGATTAGGGTTAATCAGGATTCAAATAAAAAACCCATTCAAAGAGACTGGTTCTTCTTGGGTGTGCAGTCAACTAGTTGCTGGCTATATAGAAGCGTGCGATAATATCGCACTAGATGTAACCGATATGACTCCAAAAGCATTGTATATCTTGATGCCCAATCTTCCAGAGACATGGTCGGGATCCTAATCAATTACAACGCCATCCAAAAGCATAAGTTCGTCTGGAGTAATGCCTTCCAATTTCGTACCAAGTTCATGAATTTTGACGGTCGGCATTTCGACTTCAACATTCAAAAGTTCAAGTAATTCTGTACCAAAAACTTGGTTTTGCGCTTTATCAAGATTAAAGGTTCCTTTTTCGTCAACGACAACTTCTCCGTTTTCGTCACGAACGGCGTATTTTTTCACAAGATCGTTATAAGCTTGAGAATAATCTGTAGCGTGTTTATTGTATTCGATAACAATTTTTTTGATCTTCCAAGCGGCCGTGATAGGCAATTTATCAGAATTGATCAATTTTTCTAAGACTTTTTTAGCAAGCGGATTGCTAGCGACGACAAGTTTCATAAGTAGAAGCCCTCCTATTGACTTACTATAGTAATTTTAATTCAAAAGTCAATATTCCTCACTTTATCCTTAACCTGTCTCCCAACCTGGCTCCCAACCTGGCTCCAAACCTGGCTCTTAGCTGGACGCATTTTGGTTTTACTCATTTCTTCCTCACTTCATTGTAAACCTGGCTCCCAACCTGACTCCCAACCTGACTCCCAACCTGGCTCAAAACCTGGCTCCAAACCTGGCTCTCAACCTGGCTCCCAACCTGTCTATAAACCTGGCTCCAAACCTGGCTCAAAACCTGTCTCCTAACCGGGCGCATTTTGGTTTTTGAAGATTTTGATTTTTTCATTTCTTTTTCCGATTCTTCGGACCAAGATCGCCAAGGTCGAAACCGACATCCATAGCTTCGCTCATGCTCAAGTCGCCGCTGTTTTCGCCTTCTTTGCGAGTCCTAACATAATCGATTTTTTTGAACTCAATGAACTGACCTTTTGGTGTCACGATTTTGTGGACCACCAATGTATCGGGATCTTGGATGTACTGATTCAGACCGATCTCGAGCATCAAACTTTCCAGGTTTTGGTTTACCTTTTTCAATGCCTCGATAAAATTTTCCCGCATTTTGACGGCATTCAAAAATTCTTTTTTCAAGTCGCGAGAAGTAACCAAAGGTTCGCTCACCTCTTTTTCGATTTCGTTAGCCATTTCCTCATTCAAGACTTCTTCCATCGCGTAAGGTCTAAGTTGTTCATGCATAAAACCTCCTAAAATTATTTTACAGTCGATTTTTGTTCGTTACAGCTTTCTTAGGTAA